GACATCCACCCAGACCAATCCCTTCGCCTCGTCCAAGATATCGATATCGCTGGTGAAAGATATGGCGTTCATCCAAGCTTTCTCAACGTCCTTATAAACAAGGTTGATCGTAAGCGAGGCGTTCTCTCCGGAACTCTTGAACCTCTGTCCACCCGGATAAACGGCACCGAGCTCATATCCCCTGAAATCACCTTCCGTATCGGTCTTCTCTCCATATACGACATTATTCTTGTCGATGAAGATCACCCTCATGCTCTCGTTCTTGAGCTTCATGAGATTGGTTCGCAAGCCCTCGTCATAATCGTTCATCGTGTAAGTCTCGACAAGCTCGCTATAACCCGTGATCTTGGACGAGCCATAACCGGTAGCCGATGTCTGCGCCTCGCCTCCGGATGTGGCGTACTCAGCGATCGTCGAGATCGGATAGACACGGTTCGGACGGTCGGCGTGGGCGTACTCTCCCAGCTTCGTGTCAAAATCGGATATCTTGAACGTCATACCTACCGGAGTGAGTATGATCGCCTTGATATAGTCGGGAACGAACGGACACTTGCTCGTGCCGGTATTGAAAATCTCGGAACCGCAGTCCCTGAACATTTTTACTGCCATAATTATCTACATGTTATATTTTTTACATTTAATCTTAAATCCTTAATATCAATAGCGTCTATGCGATCGTCGAACTCACTTTTCCCCTCGCCATACACGCCAGCCCTTCCATACCTGAAATTATCGGTCTTCACATGGGATACTATCGCCCCGGGGCCTATATCAAACTTGCGATCGTTGGATATCCTCCTTATAAGGCTGTCATATACCGGATACAACGTAGCCTTGAAGGACTTCTCCAATCGCTCCTCATTGGTATAATTCCCCAACGTATTCACGGCTATTATCAAGGAAAGGCTCACGGACGTTAATGAAGGGTTGGACTTGTCCTCGTCGAACGGGGAATATAACCCTATCATAGGATATTTCCTTCCCGCCGTTACGGGTGCCTTCCCCATGGCGGAAAGCGTCTTGGCCATATATTGCCAATCACCGAATTGGTAATTGACCATATACCCAACGTCTTTTGAAACGCCAGCGACGATATCCCTGAATATATCCACCAAGACATTCATATATTCATCTCATTTATATGGGTCAATATATTCCTGTCAATATCCATGTCCTCCTTGAAAGACTCCCTTATGCGATCCGATATCCCGATGTTGATATCCACCATATTATTCCATGCTTGGGTCATCATCCGTGAGGTATGCGCCAATATCCGCCTCACGTCCACGTCATCGGACGTGGTGGATACGGATATTAGCGTCTCGTTTCTCTGGTAATGAAAATAGACATACATAGCCATGGGAGACCTATCCGATCTCAATATCCCTAGGATATAATCAAACATGTCGTTTCCCTTCCTGCCATTATCGGCGTAATCGACGAATGAGTCATAATATCCTCCCATGAGCGAGACGAGGTACTCTTCCCCGTAGGTCTCGATATACCATCCCACGTTCTCCGATATGGCTCTGGAAGCCTCATTGGAGAATCCCCCGTCCTCCGGTATCACGAGTCCCTGTATCCTAAGGTCTCCCTTGAAGTACGCATTGTCTATTATCATCGCTATTTATCTTTATCAAGTGACATTTTCGAGTCCCCGAAGACGGATGTCTTGGTATCCGTGTCCGGGATTCTCTTTCTTGTCCCAACCGGGGTCTTTGAGGATATATCGATCATGCCAAGCTCCTTTCGTATGGAATTCTCCTGAATGACCTTGTCGACCTCCATCTCCTCACCCGTTATAATTATAGAAACCCTCATGTTATTATGTATTAAGAGGATTTCTTGATAGCGGTCAATACGTCGGATAACTTGCCATAGGCGAACGCCCACGGGTTGTATACCGGCATGATAACCTCCTCGTCCACGATCACCGCCGTCTGGTTTTTCAATCGGCTCTCGATATCATCGGCGAACTCGATATTGATAGAGGTATAATCCACCAAGGAGGCCCCGTTAACCATGTCCCCTACGAAATAATACCCCGGCATGATACAAGTGGTCTCGACAACGGGTCTTCCGGCCACGTACTTCACGCCGTTCACCAACGTCACGAGATTCAAATCCCGTCCCGACGTGTCCTTCAAGGTCTCGATCTCAAACAAGGTGGATGGGTTCATGGCGATCATATTCGGGGTATACTCAGCGTACGTCATGACACCGAAGATGGCCTTGACAGCGTCCCCTAGGTTCGGGGATGCGACGGTGTTGAAGAAATTATTCTTCACCTCGAAAGTAGCGGAGGTAAACACCCCTGAGCCTGTATAAGCAACCTCGACCATGATCTCCCGATCATTCATCTTATGGATGTCGAAAGTGTCGTTCAAAGCCATGAACGTGGTTACACCCTCTATCTTGATCTTCTGGCCGTCGACGATCTTGTCCTGCGGGTTGGTAAACTCCACGATAGTGGCTTTTCCGCCATTGTAGCTTCTCGCTCCCTTGATAGATCCGGCCTCTCCGCTGACAACCGCGTCGGTTATGATATCGGATACGCATTTAACGCCATCGTATTTGGTGATACCCTTCAGGTTATCCCCCGTCCCATCGCCGAACATGATCTGGAAGTCCTCGGCCATCCTCACCCAAGAGGATAAGCGATTGATCAACCATGAGCGGACATATACCCTAGACTTGAGCAATCTCTTGGACAAATAAAGGAAGGTACCGACACGCTTAACCTCCGAGCTCTCCTCCTTTAACTTGAAGGATGATTGGGATAACCGCCCGTTCTCGGACACGAAAGTGGCGTTACGATCCAAGTCGTAGATCAACTGCCATGTCAACATCGGGAAGGCGGGATCACCCTGATCGACGCTCATGAGATTACGGAAATTGATCTTTTTCTCGCTTACCTGCGTAATGACCCTGTTTTGCTGCTGACTGATCAAGATATTGCCCGTATAACTATCCGTCATACTGACCACGTCCTTCAAATCCAAATGGAAATTCCCGGAGGACTTCGTCTTACCATCTACATATTGCTTGAATTTCTCAGAGTCAAGGAACTCATTGATACTTTTCTCAAGAGGGCTATCTCCCCCCAAGGTGATGCCACGCCCCTTCATTTGCTCAATCTCCTTGCCCATGGACTTGATAATATCACGAATCTCCGTGACTTCCTTATTGTTATTACCGGAACCTAGGGATTTAAGCTTCTCGCTAATCCCGGACATCGTCTCCTCGTACTCCTTCCTGTCTATGACATTAGCTCCGTAATCCTCCAGACACTTGTTGACCATCTTCTCGATAGTCCCAAGCGTTTGTTTCTCCTCGTCACTCAACTCACTCTCCTTCTTGGCGAAACCGGAGAAGGACAATACCGGCGCAACCGCCAAGGCATAGGCCGGATCGCCCACGCATGCGATAACGGCAAAAACCACCAAGGTCAACGCCATGATAGCGAGACCTCCTAAATTCTCATAAAAACCTTTCTTCAACATAAATAAATTAATTAATTGTTATTAATAAGATCACCTAGAGACCCTAAAGTGCATCTAGCGGCTTTATGTTTCTCTATCTGAGTGGAGTCTTCCGGCTCAGATATAAGGGTGTTGCTTCTATATATTCTGGAATAACATTTAGGGCAGCGGACATAAGAGGCGAAATCATCAACGGATTTCTTGGAGTTGATTATCTCCAAGATACGGTCTTGCAACTCCGGCTTGATCTTTTCCATCTCCTGATATACCACATCCTCCGTTATCCATCGCGAATAGTCACCGACGGCATCGATCACTTGGCTCTCCAACGTGTGTTCCGGTACTGACCCATAATCGAAAGCCAGCCCGCAATGAGGGCACTGTACTATATTAGATCCGATCAACGCTTTCTCTACGATAGATATGTTAGCCTCAAGAGCCTTGAGCTTATCTCCGCTATATCTCTTATTCAAAGCGTCACGCATCATATTTATATGATCTCTCAAGTCACCACCCCTCAATTCCTTTATATCCATCAAGAATGTCTGAGGATTAGCCCCCCAATGGGTCAGCGTGCTATACTCGCCCAAGAACCACTCCTTAACGATAGCCGGGTTATTGGAATCCCGCTTCACGGCCCTAACGCCCACGGAATGCTCCAAGGTCTTGCCATGATCCCTGTATAGCTTGTAATCCTCCAGCGTCTCTACGCCTATCTGCTTCTTTAGATTGATCTGCCCGGTCATGACCAGATTGCCATCCTCCTCCACTCCCTCTATAGGGCAGCCAAGAAGCTTGGTCTTGTCATGGTTGAGAAACCACTTGCACCTGTTGAAATTCTCTTGGAGCGTCTTGGAGAAAGAACCGGGAGACGATATATCGCCGTCGCTGTCCTTTATCCCGATACCATTAACGGCCACCTTGACTATTCCTTTCTCATCCACGTCCGTGGACTTGGTCTTAAATAATATGCTTCTATACGGTTCCATGTCGGTATAAATAAAAAGAGCCATACCCCGCAGGATACGACTCCCGCCGGGTATGGCTCTCAGGCTCTAATTTCTTTATTTGTTATGTCCTACAAATATAGGGTTAATATATTAAAAAGCAAAACTATAGAATCATTTTTTATCATCATCAATATCACCCCCTATCGTCATCGCCCTCGTCGGACGTTTTTTTTGTTATCAGAAGTCCCTCCAGAAGAGGATGAGACGCTCCTTGATGGACCGCCAGACCTAGCTAAGGATATGATCTCCTTGACCAAGGCCAATTCCTCGGTAGACATATCGTAAACCAACTTGTCATACAAGGGGTTCCCTACCTTGCTCTCCCCTATCTGCGCTCTCCAGTCATTCAACGTCAATACGCCTCCCATGAATTCCTTCTGGCATTTCTCCGATACGATACGCCTCTTCTCTACCATATCCTTATCACGTACTTGCAATACGCTTACGCCACTAAAATCCACGTCTATATACATGCCGGACTTATCAAGGCCAAGGAAGGAGGTCATCGATCGGCAGAATTTCCGGGCCTCAGGAATAACGATATTGGAATAAACGGAGATCTCGGCGATATCCTGATTGTCGTACTTGGCCATATCCTTGCGTGGAATCAGCACTGAAGGTATACCATATATACCGGCTATCTGTATAGCGTCCGCCAAAGTCTCCTCGAAAGGCATAAGTTCTTGAATGGACATGTTTATCCTCACGAACTCCGTAGGAACATCCACTATGCTCATTTGGGACCTGTCATTAGTCAAGCCATAATTGTCGTTCCACTCCTTCCTTATGTTTCTCTTCTCCTTGTCGGTGAGAGGAAGGGAACCATCAGCGTCATATTTCTTGCTTATCAGCAATCCCAAGGCCCCCCTTTTTACGTATATGACATTCCTTGCCTCGTACACGGCGACCAAGTTGGCGATAGGATAACGTTGGGTCTCCAACCTGCTACGTCCCTTTAGGTATGAGCTATTCAATCGCATATTTATATCCTTATAGTGGATGACCAGAGACGGGTCTATATCCATAAGCCCCGAGTTGGTGGAAATACGATAGCTGTTGATTATATCCTCCTTTGTTGACGGCAGGAACAAGGGAATGGACATCGGGCTGTTTATCACGACCTGATCACTTGGCAAGACCCAATAGGTATCGCACCATTTCCATAGCTCCTTAGGCTTTATCCTCCCTACAGACGGGGAGGCCTGCCAGAATCCATTACCTGTCACATACTTATAGACAAAGAACATCTTAACCAAATCCTCGAACGAGAACAAAGGGTTAGGATCGCTAAAAAAACGGTTCATCTCCTCGTTATTGAACACCACGGAATCATCCTTCGCCAATTTTAATTGATAATTGCCGCCCGCTATCCTGCTAGCCAAGAAATCCACGGGGAAAAAGACCTCTCCCATGGTCTCGAAAGCCTCGATAAAATTCCCGGAACAGGTATAGGGGCTGAACACCCCCAGATAACCGGACAAATCCACGAGTCCTCTCGACCTTGGAGGACGATCGGGCACATTCGCCACCTTATCCTCTTTCCTGAAAAAATCAAACAAACCCATAATATATTCGTTTTAAATATTGTTTCGTACCAAAATCTCCGCTATAGCGGATAGGCAACACAGCGACTCCCCTCCATCCTTGCCCCCATAATCTAGCATATTCTCGACAAACGACAGATAATCATCCTTCTCCTCGTAATTGTCGAGAAAATAAAATCGATCTCTCACGGTCTCCGAATGGGCGGATATCCTCAATCTTGCATCGGAAGCCCTCTTCCTTATCCTTATATCGCACTCCCCGCTCTCCCTTATCTCCCTAGCTACAGGGAAATAAGCCTTGTCGCTCTCAAACACGACATCCCCCCATCCTATAGGGCGCAAGAAATCCCTTAGAACTCCAGTCTCCGTGATATCCCTCAACGAGGCATCCAGAACGTACGCCTTCCCGTCCATCAATGCCACCTTTGCCATACCCGCAAGCCCATCAGGATTAACTGCCACATAGACTATCCTCGTGGCGTTCGATATATCCAATTTTACGTGATCGTAATATCTCATATCCTCCTCCTTATTTTTATTGTGCCTTCTCCTTAGCGAGAAAGACGTATACCTATCCTTTAATATCTCCGTGACAAAATAACGCTTGGCATCGCTAAGGTGACCGGCCTTCTCGTAGGATTGACCCGTAATCTTGTCCTTTACCCTCTGCTTGAGCATAGCCCCGTTGACATCCTTCTTTACGGTGATATAATCGTTTATTGATGTCTCACAACTCTCGTCGATCATGATGGACACGTCTTTTATATCTCCAGAATATATTGCGTTGATAAACTCCCCGGTCATGGATACGGAAGGGTTCGATCTAGGCAACCTGTCCTCGCTGCGGAATCTCTTGTCTATACCCTCCTTGAACTTATCGAAAAAAGACCTCTTATCGTCATCTATCGTATTTCCGGCCTTGGTCGATACATCCCCATAAAGATAGACCATATCATCATGCCCTATCCCCTCCAGATATTCAACGGCGATCTCGGCGGCCTTGGTGACCGTGTTGAACGGATCGGACGGGGTTTCCTCGTGAATCTGCCTTATCCTCGTTATATCCCCGGTCTCAACCTGCCAAAAAGAGATGGAGATATAAGGCAGGACGTTGTTATCTATCGATATATGCACGGGAGCCTTGACATATGGGCACTTGCCCTTATGCTTGGCGGGGTCGAAGGCGTGGAAGAACTCGCCACCCGTCCTTATCGTCCCCCACTCGCCCAAGGCGTATATCAGATAATAAGCGTAATCCCTTTCCTTGTCCCTCTCGAAATCCGCTATCGTCTGAGCGTCATAAAAGCCATACGTGCCATCAGGAGACCCTACTACCCAGAAATTATTAAGATAGGTGGACTTGATGATAACCATATCCGGGCGATGCGTCTCGTAAGCCTTTTTTCTTGGATTGTATATGGTCCGCTCGGAATTGACCCATTTCCTCCCTATCTCGGAATATTCCTTTGGCAGTATCTTACCCGTTACGCTATCCTTGAGCTTCCCGTACAGATGATTGTCCACCTCGGTCAATGTCTCGGTATCAAATATCTTTTTCTTGATCCAATGATCCTCCGATATCGGGTTAAATAGAGCTACGATCTTCTGTCCCTTGCGACCACGGAGACGCTTCCTTATCTGTTTCAAGTCGGATTCATCGAACTCGGATATCTCCTCGCAAAACACGTACTGATAAGATTCGAGGCCCTTGATCTTCTCCGGATCGTCCAGCCCTTTGAACCGGATATAGGAACCGTTGAAACACCTTATAAGGTTTTCTTGGAATTTGAAAAAAGTATCTATATGCAATGATTTAGCCGCCTCTTGGAACGTCTTGTAGATACTGTCCGCTATGGTTGCTCCGGTCTTCCTAAAGACAATCGTGTTATAGCCCTTGGATATACATTCCAACAAGAAGGCTTGGGCCGCTGAGAAAGACTTGGCGGAAGACGATCCCCCGAACATGAAGATGAACCTTATATCGTCATTCCCCAACGCCAGCTTCAAATGGTGAAAGTTCGGATTGAACCTCTTGTAGCTTATTATCCTCCTGTTATCCGTCTCTGCTCCCAAAATATTAAATATAGAACAATTATAAAATTATAGACCTCGTATTTTTTCTAACAAACATAGCCATTTATTTAAAAATAGAACACTAATCATCTATTCCGGTATCTATTCCGATCAGCGATTTGCCAAGGTCTACAACGGTTGGAGCGTCAAAGCCAAGCATCTTGCAGATACGTTCTATGGCTTTCAGCTTATCGTGCATCTCTATCTTGACATATTCCACGTCAATGATCTCCGGATCATCGCTCGTTCCTATATTTTTCTTCAGGATTTTAGTAGATATGCTCTTGATAGCCGACTTCTCCTTGTCCGTAAGATTCTCGAACTCCTTGCGCTCTATCCATGTATTGTGAAGATGGGCTATGGATGAGAACGCTATGTTACCTAACTCGCCCAGTAATTTCTCCTTGGTTATATCTGATTTAACTTTCTGCTCCTCTTGCAGTTCCCTTACCCTTGACTGAACCTTGACATCATCCAATAAAGCCGAAGCCTTCTCCCATACGGACTTATCTTTCCATTTATCGCAAGAGTAGGCACGCCTGTACGCCTCGGAAGCGTTCCCGCCGCACTCGATATAATAATTACAGAAATTCTCTTGTTTTTGCGTCAACCTCTTCATTTTCCCATAACGATTTTGATTTCTTTCTTGCATTTCTTGCACCAGCAATAATAGACCCCCTTGGAGCCATAATCATAGTGGCCAATCCAATTATGATGGACAGGACAGTAAACGTCCACTTGTTGCCTTTGAGATGAGTTGTTATAAAAATCCATAAGTGACCTATATTATATTGTTAAACATAATATCCAATCAATAATACAAGTCACAAACTTGAAGCAAATATAGACAAAATTCTTTATATCCTAAAATAGCAAGGTTAAATTGGGTATATTCGCGGGTGTTAATCATTTATATACCATGAACGAGGAACTTAAACAACTTTTGGAGTGGTTTGATAACTACGAGATAACATTTAACGAGATCCAGTTAAGCCCGTGTCAATACATATTTGACCTTCGGAAATTTATCTCGGTCCAAACGAACTCTGTCCGAAGAAACTGGGAAAATCCCACATTTGAATATGATATCATAAGCCTCTATCAACTTAAAAAGGTCTTGGAGGAAAAAGAGAAAGAAAATAAGGAATGACAATCATTGTATCGTGGATATTCCCTAAATTTGTATAGTGTTTAACTAAATAACTAATATCATGGCAAGAACAACGGATTACAAGTTAAAAGGAGAGAAAATCAAAGATCAAATAGACGAGTTAGTAACCGCCCTTTTCGAGGAGAGGAAAAATTCCTTTGACGAGAACAATAAGAAAATAAAGATTGCAAATGTAGATCTTGAAGGGTTGAGCAATCTTGAGTTGCAGCAGTTACAAGTACGTGTATCTAAACTCTTACTAGAAAGGACAAAATAGTTCTATTTGTCGCATCGCCAATAAAAAACGCCTGTGTTTTTTTCTGACACGGGCGTTTTTTATTGGTCCATTTTTCCTTTTCTATAACTCGAATTATCATGCAGTCTCCACCCTATTACATACTACACTATCTATATTTTTAATTATCAATCTTTTAACTTGAATTTCACAATCATTACTACCTTTATAGAATATGCTGAAAATATCTTCCATGTCAATCTCATCCTCTTTATATAAGATTTTCCATTGTTCAATAAATATACATTCAGCCCTTTTCAAAATCTCTAGCAATTCTACAAGACGATCGCTCTTTTCCATAACATTTACGTTTTATTATTGATAATTTTTTAAGACATGCACAATTTATACTCAAGGTTAACGCTATAGTCTCTTGTCGCACGATAAGTAATACTGTTGCTATAATGCCCATTCCTATAACCTTTGTCGGCTTATGAAAGTTTATCATATTCACATATTATTTAGCATTAATGATAAAAAACATATTACCCACGCATCATCATTATATCCCTTCTCATCTCCACATAATCCCGGTAACGATCCGGATTGTTAACGTAATCAATTACCCTTGATATCGCCATGTCCGCTTGAAATTTTTTTACCTTAGTATAATAACGTATCACGCCTTTCGACTTATCTGAATGCCCTAAACAATAATCTATGACCCCATCCGGGATTCCTATCTCGGAAGCGTATTGAGCGAAAGATTTACGAGCGGAATAATACACCACTTTTTCCGTTATCCCTAACGACTGCGCCAATTTGGATAGCGAACGAGAAAGATACCTAGAGAAATTAGGATAGGAAAACTTATATCCGAAATCCAACTTGCCAGTCCTCTTATCCATCCATCTATCTATAATATCTCTCGCTTGGTCTGGTATAGAGAACACGATCTTATTGCCTCCCCTCGTCATATTCCTAGATTTAGTCCTTACATATTCCAGCGTATCGATTCCACGGAAATCAATGCCGAGTAGATCTATAAGATTGATACCTCCAAGATAAAACGACAAGCAAAACAGATCGTGCGCCACCTTTAATCGACGCTCCGAAGGATCGGCCATTCGCAAACGATTAAATGACTCGAAAGATATGTCAACCTCACGTACGGGAGAAGTCGATATCTGGAAGTTTACGAAAGGATGGACATCATATTTCACAAGCCTTCTTTTTATACCCTTATTGATTATAGTCTTGGTATGTCTCATCATCATGGAGTTCGTGGCCTCCCCAATTCCCTTTTTATTCCTCAAGAACCTAGAATAACCTTCTATCAGTTCTGGAGTGATATCGGAAAGGAATATATCCCCTTTCACGAACTCGGTAAAATACCTGCAATTCCGCTCGATCAGCTTTGAGTACCCGATACTCCCATTATCGATCAACTCCCTTTCATAGGATGAGCTTACATCCTTGAACGTAGAGATATCGTTATCCCCTGCTGAATTAACCAACATGCCCTTTATCTGCACGCATGTATATAACGATTGGTTCTTAATCGAGTCAAGCTTGTCTTGATACTCATTAAGCATATTCCTCAATCTTTTGTTTATAAAAGAAGCGTCCGGTCTCTTTACGACTTGACCGTTCTTAAACTGGGACTCGCTATCTAATATCACGTTCGTCACGATATAACAAGTCTCTCTCTTGTGGCAGACCGCCACCCTGACCTTGTGCCTCCCATCCTTGAGAGCCTTGGCCTTGAAAAGTGTCAATTTTAAAGTAGCCATATAGATTAAATTTTTTAGGATACGCGAAGGATAAGCTTTTATGTCCAAAAGTGGACTTTATATCCTTTTTTTTAATCTACAAAAGGGGAAAGATCTAAAATAAAAGCGGAAGTTTAATAGCTAAATATCAAACAATTATAAACTTCCGCTCTTCGTGATCAGGATGGGATTCGAACCCATGACCCACAGCTTAGAAGGCTGTTGCTCTATCCAGCTGAGCTACCTGACCATCCTTATTTTCGTGGTGCAAAGGTAAGGATTTTTCTTTTCCTTGCAAACTTTTAGTACACTTTTTTACATATTGAATTTAGAATGGATAACCAACGGCAAAATGCAAGGCGAAATTATCCTTGAAATTAGGACGGGTTATCGCCCAACGCCTAGACTTTTTCTCCTGAGGATTATAAGCCTTGAAGCCTGTATCTAAACGTAGTAGAAAGAAATCAAAGTCCAAACGAAGTCCCAAACCATAGGAAACAGCGATCTCCTTATAAAAACGAGAGAAATCAAAGTTTCCAGCCTTATAGCGTTCATCTGATACATTCC